GGGAATGGTTTTAATATGAATATAGTAATTCTGGAATCTCTTTGGCTTGGTAATGTCATTCGATTTCTTCCGGACTCCCTATCGCCTTCCTTAATCTTATACTTTCTGTAAGAACGTCCTCAGAAATTTCCCTAATTAGAATGGTTTCATCTTTGATGGTAATAGTCTCTTTAAGCATCCTTATACTTATAGAAAGAATACTCTCGGAAACTCTTAAGATTCGCCAGTTTATATAAGTTAAGAATAATGTAAAACTTCCTAAACCTATACTGGCTAATAAAGTACCTACTATAAAAGCATCCATATTAATCTTCTAATGAGGATAGTCTGTTTTATCTGGAGTTTTTGGGGGTGCTTCCTGTTCAATAAGATTATCAGTTATCATGTTAATCATTTCATGTAAGGCGTTTTTCCATTTGTTTTTATCAAAACGCGGAGCTGATGCCTCAGCAAAACCTATATTATCCTCAACCTCTTTTAAAGAAGGCATTCTTCCCTGTCCTTCCTCCATAGATGAATCCATATCTTTTGTTACCCAACCCACATTTAAAATTTGTAAATTCTTTCCTCTTCTATGAAATTCTTTATAGTTGTTCTTAGTGATTTTAGGGATACCCACAAAATGCGCCTGCATTTGTAAACAATCTTCAATTGTTTGTGGATTCGGAATGTTATTTTGTTGTGTCATCCTTCTGCTCCTTTAACTTTTCTAAATCTTTAAACTTATTTATCTCTAGGGAGTTCTTTAAACTAAAATCTATTCCGGTAGTTAGTTTATCAATAAATGCCCTCTCTTCCATACTATCAGACAATATAACTTTATATATCTTACGCAAAAGATTGTATCCAACTAATTCATTGTTTATCTTTATGAATGATTGACAACACTCTCTAAGTAAGTATAAGTCGGCTAGGTTAAATGAAAGTGTGGCTTCTTGAGAAACATTCTTAGGGTCAGTGGCTATTAACACTCCCATTCCTATAGTTTGTATTAAGTCTACTGGAACCGGCACTCCAGCGCTAGGCATTAACTGTCTGGCTGGTATATGGATTCTTCCCTGCTCAGATGTATGTTCCATCAATAAGGTTATTGAATCACTTAAATACAATAATTCGTTCTTTGTTAAAGTTACTTCTTTAAAATCAATTAAAATTTCTTCTTCGCTATACTCAGAATAATGTTCTTGCTCAGACATATGGCTTTTCACCTATCTCTATAAAACACCTCCTGCAAAGAAAAAGACTTCTTTGTATTGAAGACTTAGTTTCCCAAACCTCAATGAAAGGCGGGTCTGAAAGGTGTCCCATTAGTTTACATAGTATAGCTTTAAAGTTAATCATATTTTATTATACTTATCATCACGTAAATTGATATTTACTCGCTCTTCTAATTCCCTAACTCTGTATGTTAAAGTATCTACTTTATCCATTAATTCAAGATGCATGGTTTTAATCTCTTCATAAGATTCTCTAAACTCATCAGACATCTGAATTAGGTATTGCATTATGTTTGACATGTACTACTCCCTAACTTATTTTAAGCTAAGTATACCTAATCAGTCAAACATATTAATACTAGTAATTACCATACCCCCCCTAGACACTTTAGTTAAATATTGCATATCTAAGGTTGTTACATACCAGACGATTCCTAAAGACTGGGCAGTCATTATCCCAATAACTGCTAAAGGTAATTTAATCTTTGTGAAGTCCATTTATTCTGCTATTACTTTTCTTTTCCGAACACACTTCCTGTTAATAAAGCACCGAAAGCTAAGTGGAATAATCCACCACCCTTTAATGTAAAGGGTTCATGTTGGGATACAAGTTTCTTTAAATATTCCATCTGTACTAAAGGGTCTTCAATTGCTTGTAGATGACTCATATAATCAGCTAAATCTAAACCTATTCTTGCAAACCCATAATAAATAGGGACTACCATAAAATCATATAGGCAGATTACTAAGTAGACTATTAAAGCCGTCCATCGCCATCTCATAATACTCATCTTTTAACTACTCCGGAATAACGATGTTGTCTATTAGCTTTATAGCCGCATCAGAGAATTCTTGTAGTTCAGCCGCAAAAGCTTCTTTTTCAGCAGTAGTAATCTTCTTGTCTTTTAAAGCAGCGCTTAGAGATTGTATAACATCCATGCCCTCTTTTAAAACTTTCTTACCTTGAGCTGTTTGCCCTGAATTTAACTGAACAAATGTAATAATAAAATTAATGAAACCCATAATAGATTCCTCCTATAAATCTTCATCCATACATAAACACTGACCGTTACCGCAAATACAAGATGATACTATTTCCTGAGAACAATCGTAACACTCACAGTCGCAAACACATAATGTTTCTGTACATACACATTCACCACTTTCCACACATTCACAATTGTTATTTACTATTGTCATAACAATAACCTCACTCATTTTCAAGCACTTTCATTCCAAGTGCTATGATTCCACCAATTGTGCCTGTAGCAATCTCAGGCATACCATTAGTAGCCCCAATATAAGCTAAAACTCCTAAGACTAAAATAGCTAAAAATATCTGTGGTCTGAATTTACCTATAAATTTCATCCCGGTTCCCTTTCCTTAAACTATATTAAATTATTCTTTTAGTGCTTCTGCAATTTCATCCCGTTTTTTAGCCCCAGCACTGCCTTCTGAGAAGTCTTTGTAGCCTTCCTTCTTAGCTGCTGCTGTTGCAACCGCAAATGGGTTTTCCACATCTTTCTCTATTATACCCATGAAGGCTGATTTTTCTTGAAAACAGTTTTCACATATACATGAGTCTTTTACTAAATGTTTGGTTTGATTTAGTGGGTCATTTTTTACCCAGTCATTAAGGGCATCAGTCTTAGAAACGGTTGCGGGTAATACTATTTTTTTAATGGGTATACCAGTAAGGGTTGCTATGAGATTATCATAAGCTTCCGTAAAACTATTTTCCATTAAATGATTCTCTTATACTTTCTATTACGGCCTCTTGTATTTCAGATACATCAATATCGTTTGTATTTATTAAAGAAACCATATCTTCACCAGCATCATTAACTACCCAAGGTGGAGAAAGATGTTTCGGCGCTCCCGAAGGTATACCGTACTCTTGTAAGAAGGCTGAGTGAACCTCTCGCCTGCCTTCCTCATTCTCTAAAGCTGGAAAGACGTCACCTAAATTAAAAATACCCACATCTGTAGAGTTGGGGTAATTAATTGTTGGGGAAATTTCCTCCACTTCCTTTCTCATAAAATTAAGAAATGATTTAGTGAAGTCAATATCTCCATTAGATTTATATAGCAAAACAATATTCATTTTAGGTTCCTCCGTTGAATCCTCTTCTTTTATTAAACAAGAACCGTCTATACAAGAAGAAGTAGCAGCATCCTTCGCTTTTAATATATCGAAAGAAGCCCCCTGATTTACGCCTTTCTCACATACAGTTACTTCAGCAAGTTCTAATTCATCTACTTGCATAATACTCTGAAGACCTTTCTGTATTGTTTGGGTCTTCGTGGCACTACCTGCAATACTGTAGGATTTTAATTTACCTTCGTGAATCTGTTCCATTACTTTCTTAGCAATTTTAGTATCATTCCTAAGTTCCGTAATAAAGAATAAACCCTTATCATCCACACCGGACTTAAATATCTGCCCACCTTTAGATATGTATGCAGGTAGCGCCCACCCCACCTGAACATCGGAATGTAATACCATAGCATTCCGAGTACGGAAGTTGGACATATACTTCTTAAAGGCTTTCCCTAAAGCATCTGTAGTAATAAGGTGTCCTTCCCTGTCCACTAATTCAATTGAAGCTGGCCCGCCAACTACCAAAGAATCATCATCATTCACACCCATCTTCTGTATTTGTTTAGAATAAGTATCATTATCAGGGTAAGCTCTTGTTAAAGTAAGCATTTCCGCTGGTGAAGCTAAACCAGCTTTATATAACCGTTTATATTCATCTAATGCAGGTTTAATGTCTTCTACAGTCGTTCTTCCATCAGTAGCTTTCTCTAAGAAGATAACCGGACTATCATCATTCGGTAGGTAATAATCCCCCCAATTTGTGGGGCTTGGTATTGCTCCTGCTGATGTTTCAATTGTTTGTGTTGTCATATATTTTATCCGTATATTCCCCAAATAACCCCGGAAATTGTTGGGGTATTTTGAGCAGCGATTACTGATACATAACCTTTAAAATCTAAAGGCCAGTTTGAGTAAAACTCGTCTCCCCCTCTAACCGGAATACCAGTTGTGGAAGTGGCAGTTGTATTAAAAGCAACGTATACGATGTCGGCTGCTGTACCTGATTGGTTCTTTACATATATACCTTTTACAACCGTCATATCTGGTCTTTTTACTGAGGTAGATGCGTTAGCAGTTCCTGTCCATTCATAATTAACCCCTGTCGCGCCATCAACATATGTACTAACTGCTGTAGTATCTTCCCTAACTTCAAACATAATCTTATCTGCATAGAAATTAATGTTATGTTGTGTTTGTGTAGTTAAATATAATCTATATTTTACAGCGGCTGTGCTTCCAGCTATTGTATAAGCAGCAGTCACTCTAGTCCAAGAAGTTGCTAGGTTACTAGAACCTGATGTTGCTAATACTGATGTTCCAGCAGCATCTCGAATTTCTAATTTAACCGCACTCGCTGCTGAAGCTCCGCGATGTTCTACATTTACAGATAAATGTTGGGGGTTAACACTAACAGGAATTATAGGAGATTCCCAATACCAACCTTCACCTGCTGCTGAGTTGTCAGGATTTGCAAGTAAGGAAGCTGTCCCAACGGACTGTTGTCCTGTGTCCCTAGTTATAGAGCTACCCGTAGCAGTGAACCCATCAGCAGAACTAAGGGCAGCTTCAACTCTAGGGTTAGTAACCCAGTTTGCTGCTATTTCCCCCGCTGCTACAGTCTTTAGTGTTTCCGCTGTAGTAGAGGTCGCCTCACTAAAGGGGTGGTATTTAGTATACGAATGTACTGATTGTCTGGTAGAAGAATCTTGTTCCCACTCCCGAAAATCTGTATGTCTTTCATTAGCCATATAAGTCTCCTATTTATTCATAAAATTTATTAAAGCTACAAAACCGCCCATCACAGCAGCTGTGTGAAGGATTAATATGCCTATTGACACGAGAACTGACTTACCGCCATATAACCTACTTCTCCACATTTTAAAATCATTAATGTTTTCATTAACGCTTTCTAAACTGGAACATAAAGTAGTATTCAAATTATTTTGACTCTCAATGTAAGCATCAAGCCTTTCCATATAAACAGCCAAGTTTGTTTCTATACTACCCATAAGTTAGTTAATCCTATTTTATTTATATTTATTAAGTTGTTAACGTAACCACCCCCCTTATTAAGGGGGATGATTATTTAATTTATTCTAATTACGCTGGGTATCCGTAAAGTGTAATCTTAAAAATACCAGCATCATAAACACCAGCATCACCACCACCAGAAGCAACTAGATACAGGTATGTATCAGCTGCTGGGTTTGCAGTAAGTCCTGCTGTATTAAATTGGTTAGCTGATAATCCAGCTATCCAATCTTGCCCAGCTGCTAACAATGCAGCTTCTGTTGCTAAATCAGCGTGTGTTATAGCTACATTCTCTGTACCAGTAGCAACTGTTGATGAGTACAGGTCAATGTCAGGCTCTCCAGTAGTAGGAGTTTCTAAACAGGTCATCTCTCCTGCAAAGATTGTACCATTAAGTGCGGCAGTAATCTGTCCTAGATGACAGTTTGCAGCATCATTAACTCCAATAATATCAGCTGCTGCTGCGGATGTTAGTCCAGTTAAATCTATAAGAATAGTTGTAGTTATTACATCTCCTGCAACTTCTACGTTAGCTTTGTAGATTGTTCCTGTACCCGTACTAATACCAGTACCGGGACTCATGTTCTGCATTCTAAAAGCAGTTTCATCAGTGCTACCGAAAAGGAAAGTCTCTGCATCAGCTAGATAATTCCAATCATATCCTAATGCGGTCCGTGCCAGAATTCTGGTATCTCCAGTCGCAGTAGATTGTTTAAACGTATGTTTTGACATATCATTCCTCCAAGTCGTTAAAAGACATGCTATTCAAGTCCTCTTGAATACTGCGATTTGTGCGCCAAATGGCCTGCTTTATAGATTTCTTTAAAGCTAGAGTTGCTGGAGTCTCTTCTAATGAAGCTTCCAACAGAGTCATAACTTCTCCGACCACCCTCTTTGTCTGAATATCCAGACTCTGATACACACCACTTATATACACACTTCGCATTATTCCACCATACAATACATTAATAATTCAATAAGGAATGGTAAGTTTATTTCACCTTACCATTCCTATAAAATCAAGCTTTAACTGTTAAGGTCTGCAATCTTAGCTTGTGTCCAGATGTTCTTACATCGCATCTCACCCATGGTATAGAGCAAGCCCCTTACCACTAGAGCATTAGCTGCGAAGTAATCACGGTTCTCAACGTACTGGGTAGGTTGAGCAATCGCAATCTCAAGATAATCTGTATCAAGTACATATACATTGCTTCCAAGCACTGCATCAGCAGATGAAACAGATTTAGCTACATCAGCATCTGGGAGTATTGGAATACCCTGATATGTAGCTAGAACAAGTCCTGTTCTAGTACCGGGATAAGTTCTCTCGGAACCTACGCCAATCTGATATTCCTCCTGACCCATATACCTTTGAGATGAGTTAAGTAACCTCTCCATGTTGAAATACTGGTCGTGACCCAAAAGTATTAGTTTTGGCTCCCCACCGTTCTCTCTAATCTTTTGAATAGCTGTATCTATTAGATTTAATGATAAAGCTCTTCCTGTACCACTGTTATATGATACGGATGCACCAGCATCCCAGTCACCAGCAGTTCTGCCACCAAGGGTTAAGTCATAAGCCCTAACTCTTGAACTTCCACCGCCTCCAACAGCAGCTCCGTCTTCTGCAACAACATCATCAATTGAGGTCATTCCAGCTCTGGAATAGATGAATGCTACATCGCTATCAGCAAATGTAGTACCGGTAGCTACAGTTACAACACCAGTTGATGTGTTAACTGCGGATACAGCAGAACCAGAAGTCCTGTCGAATCCAGCTGCTGAGTTATCATACTGTGATACAGCATCTCCAATTTTGAAGTGTTTTGCAATAGCGGCAGGAACTGTAAATGTAGTAGTAGCACCAGCAGATGTTAAATAAGCACCCCCTGCAAGTAACTCTTCATTTATTTCCTTGATGTGGTCTAACTGAGCATTTTCATTCTCCAATGCTAGGACATCTCCAACACCACCCTCTAACTGAGCAGTGAAGACTGACTTCACGGATGCTCCGAAAGTGGTTGAAACAATTCTAGGTAAGCTAGATACTGATTCAATATTGGAAATATCGACTGTTGGTAGAGTTCCAGTCTCAGTTACAGGTCGCGAACGTCCGGAACCTCTATCGGTCCTTACCCTCCAACCTGCTGTGTTTCCCCATACTACGCGAGGAATAGCGTTGAAGAAACGGGTTTGGTTGTTTAGTGCTTGCCAAACCTTTCTTCCATAAGTTGTATTAAAAACACCTGTAGCAGAATCAACAGTAAAGTAGGACTGCTTTTGCAGATACTCTTCACCGAATACTGATTGATACAATCCTCGTTGGGACTGCGCCAGATATTCTGATAATGATGGATTAGCCATTAGCCAATATCCTCCTGATTATAATTTTTATTGATTAACCTAATAATTCCTGTGGAACACCATCAGTGTTGCCTGATTGGATTTTAACTTGCAAATCCCTGAGTTGTTTATAAGACAATTCAGCGAGTTGGTCAGCTACATCTCCGTTATCAGATTTAACCAATGGCGTAGTGTCTACTCCTAGTCCTTCAAATGGTCGAGTAATTTGAGGGGCTTTAAGAGAAGTCTCTTCGCGATAGCCCATTTTCTTTAGGCGTTCATCTGTCTCAGATTTACTATTAGCGAGAGCTTTCTCAAGAGTAGCAATCTGCTTTTTCATTGACTTCATTTCCTCATCGTCCTCTTCCTCATCCATTTCTTTTTCTTCAGGAATATCGGCTGCTTCGTCATCTTCTTCCTCTTCTTCCTGTTTATAGGCCATTCCACCCTTCTCTTCTTTCTCGTCTTCATCTTCTTTCTTAATACTTGCTTGTATTGTATTCTGTTGCTCTTCTATATCTGTAGTGACATCTACATCCTCTGAGCTGTCATCTGCATCATTTGCAGTTCCAACTGAGTCAGCTGAGCGAGAATCACCGCTGACATCTAGGCCAGCCATCTCGTCTTTCACAACGGAAAGAACTTCACTTGCAATTGATT